CAACAACGTAATCCTGTGTGTTTACAGTCGCATTACTCCCTAACGTAACTGTAGGATTATTCTGTGCAATCGTAACCTGACCATCTGAAGCTATACTAAGTCCAGTATTACTGCCAGTAAGGTCTTTTATATTCGATACTTGTAAATCGCTAGGCATGATTATTATTCTGGTTTAGTGGGCCATTCAACCCCTGTTAAATTTCCGTCTTCATCTAGTGAAGGTGTGCTGTTAGAAGGTAAATCTCTTAGTGCAGTTCGGTAGTCTAGTTGTGCTTGAGTTGGTGTTCTATCTGATGCACACCACCAATCGGTTTCGGATAGTTTATAGTTTCTTTTTTCACGCAAAACTCGCATCGGTTCTGCGTTTTGCAATTCTGTTAGTTTTGCTTGGATTTGTTCTTCTGTTGGTGGTATTACTCCATCAGGCAAACTAAACTCTGAAATTGGTCCATCGTAAGGGCCACTAATATCGCCCTGAACTAAAGCTCTTACTGCATCAAAATAAATTATCATGATGACCTCGTTGTTAAAACATTTCCTTTTATTTTTGTTATTGTGAGATACATCGGATAAGTCGTATTAAATTGAATTCCATTTCTATGATTAGCTAATGGAGGGGTTGTTGTTAAATAAACATAAACAGTATCATCTGATGAGTGATAACTAGAGCCTGCAATAGTTGCAAAAATAAATGATGTATTGGAAGAACCCGATGCGCCATACATAAGTCTCCCCATTACACCTTGGGCCAATACTGTGCCGACTGAAGTGTCTCCTATTGATCGAGAAGTTGTGTCTTCATATAATCTAACTGTTGCAGTTCTGTTTTGTGTATCTCCACCGCTGTTTCTCCATGCTTCCATCCAAAACTGAAAAGAATAGGTATAGGTATAACCTGCATTTACAGAAATACTTTCTACTGATGTGTCGTTTCCATTTTTTCTTGTTGTTACTTTTTCAGTTGTACCATCAACTATATATGAGCCATTTGTGCCAAAAGCATACTTGATAACAGTTCGATCCTCTATTAAACCATCAGGAAAACTAACACCACTCCCAATAGTCCCTGCACTTAACGTATTAGTAATACTTACATTCCCATCACTACCCAGCACCAGATTGTTACTGCTACTACTCGGATGCTTTAAAGTCTGAATTTTAACATCAGCACCTCCAGAACTATTCTGGATTTCATTTGCTTTTATTATGCTACTCATGATGGTTTACTGGGCCAAGTTATGTTGTCAGGGTCAGTCTGTGTCGTAATGTCTCTAAGTGCCTGTCTGTATGTAGTCATTTCCGCACTTAAATTTTGGTCATTTAACGCAAGGTAATCCGTTTCTGCTAATTTCCTATTCCGATCCGCACGAACACGTTTCCACTTCTCTGCGGTTTGACATTCGATTAATGCGGTATCGTCTGGGGTAATCGCAGATCCGTCCCACGTTAGGTGGTAGTGTGTTCCGTCTAAGTCTGAATGTATGTGACCGCTTTGGTTGAAACTAATGGTATTGCCTTCTTCGTCTTGATAACTAAGTGGTGCGTCTGTTTCTACAATCTCGTAGTCTTCACCACTAAAGTCATAGGTTTTATGTCCGTTTTCGTCTTCAGTGGTTACAGATTCTAGCCAAGTCCAGTATTCAGGTCTTGATAGACTTTTAGCTTTCCTTCTGCATTGCCACTCAACTTCATGAATAACAATTACTTTTGTGTCTTTAGTTGCAATAAACATTACTTGAGTCGTGTTATTTCGTAGTTATTGTATAGGGCATCAGCATTCCAATTACCTCTTACATCAACGTAATCTCCACGTTTTAAAAATATTGAAATCCCTGTATTTTGAGATGTCCCTGAATCAGTAGGATACGAATAAAGAACAGTAACACCATTAACTCTTACTACCCCATGTACTGCAGTGCCACCGCCTTTTGAAGCTGTTCTTAAATTAATGTTATACCATCCATCTTTTAAACAAATATCTCTATCGTATGCAATTGCAAAATCTTTATTAAAATAATTCCTATAACTGTATTCAGTCCCTCTTCTATCCTTAAAGATAACAGTAACGTCTTGGTTCACCGCTTGATCTTCATTTGCCGATAAAACAATATTCCCAAGATAACTCGTATCCCTCGTTACCTCATCCCAAGTCTTCCCATCTGGGCTACAAACTAAATTCGTCTGTTCCATATTCCTGTCACCACCAACTAACTCATGAAGGAATGGGGTTTCAAAGGATTGGTAGTGGTGGGAAGTGTGGATTGGGCTATCAACGTGTGTTCCCCAAAAACGATAACCAGAATTAGATCCGTGCATAGTAATCTTAGCAGTATTAACACCTAATGTTGCTACATTTGCTGTTGGAATCCCTTTTAAATCCATCCCAGTAGTTGTTGAACAATCATAAACATCTTCTGTCACAGAAGTGCCATTAATTGTTAATTCATGAGCTACAGATGTGTCTTCTATGCCCATTAAAAAACGAGTGCCAAAAAAGGGTAACTGTGCAGTTTGGGCAACTCCACTTCTCAGGCCATAAACACCTTGGAAACCTTTCGCTGAACCCATTTCTATCCCAGCACCTGCGAAAGTAGATGTACCATCAATAAAGTGATCTCGTGAACCGCTAACAACTCTTACCCCCTTGCTGATTTCTGTTTCTACGACAGTAGTACTCTGTGCCACAAAATCTGCCATCAGCATATAGTCTGCTAGGACACAAGCATCTTCAGGGATTGGGGGGCGTTTGGGTTGGTAAAATGTGACTTCTGTGTGAGTTCCATATTTAGAATTCGATAAATCTAAACTAATTCCATCTAATTTTATTATAGTATCAGAACCAGATGAGCCTCTTCCTATTTGGAAAATATGCGTTCCATAAGGTAGATTTTGAGCTATTTGCCCACTCCATTCATAATTCTCATAAGTGCTTTTGACATATACCCCTGTTCCTATAAAAGTATAGTATACTGGACTTGCCCCAGATCCGTCTCCATTAAGTCCATCTGTTGTAGAACTTGAGCCAAAATTAACCCCTTCTGCTGACAAAGATGTGAGACCATCATCCATTACATAGGCAATATCGTCAGTGCTAGATAACATACTTGCATCTGCATAACCAGTATCCCCATTAGCACTTCCGTTTCCAAACTCACGATAATGAAAAGTCTTAGCTACTTCATGCAGATTGTCTTCGTTTACGTCTGTAGTGTGAGCTTCAAAAGTTGGGTAAAAAGTATTATTTGCAACACTAGCATTTGCCTTTGCAGTTGCATTAGTAAGTGATGAGGAATCAGCAATACTTTTTGCATTAGGTGGCATCAGAGTAACAGAGGTTTTAATCACTCCACTAGAATCCACCCACTTTACAACTCGTCCACCATTATAAGGCCGATAGTACGTTGAACTATTCTTCCACTTTTCTACACCTAATGAGGTATCGGTATCAATATAGGAAGAGACAGAAGAACCAGGGGTGAACCCATTAAAAGGATCGTAATGCGGAGTCCCACTTACATTAAACTTCTTCCCATAACTCACGACATTCTGACTAGGGATCTGTATGTTGTTGCGGTTGGATGTGTCTTGGGCGATTAGTTCGATTGCATAAAATTTAGAATACTCTCCAGAAGGTATATTTATTTTTAAGGTGTGTATTCCTAAAGTAAGCCCTAGCCCTAAATTGGCGAATGAACAAGCATCTACATATCTGCCAGATAGAGGAGTTACTACACTTGTGTTAAATACAGTATTAGTTGTGACACTTCCACCATCTACACTAACTTGAATATCTCTTTCATTAGTTGTTGTTGTGTTTGCGTAATTTACATCACTAAAATATCCTACAATTTCAAAAAAAGAAGTCCCAGACCCATGACCTAAAAAATTACCTGCGGTATCGTTATAAGTCCTTAAATCTGTTCCAGTTGCTCTTATCCACTCTCTCCCATCCACAGAATAAACATCTTGACCATGTGTTGCAGTCTCTTGCTCTAGTTTTTGTAATGATTTAAGTTTTTGCCTCTGACTCCCAAAATGCCCACCGATACGAGGGTCTTTGATTGGTTTGCTACCCTTGATATCGGTGTAGTAGTAAGACCTTCCATCAGTCTGAGCAGTACCATAGTTACCAGAGTGTGATGTAGAACCATCAAGTAACTTTCCAGCTACAGCAGGATACAGAACCCCAGGAATGATATGCGGTGTCGTTCTACCAGCAACATTGAACTCACCAGTAGCACTATCAACGTATAGCGTTCCTTCTTGTACTGTAGGATTTGCTTCGGGTGTTAAGTGTATTGCCATTTTAAATAATCTGTAGTTGACCTGAGACTGTTAAGGTTCCAGAAATTGTAATTGGCCCCACGAGACATGCGTTCTCGTTTGCCTTAATTTCAATATCTGAGGAAATGGTAGAAGGGTTTCTCAGGATACCTTGATTGTTTGCATCGTATCCTGTAAGTCCTGAACCATCGGTTTGTACTGGTGTAAAAACACTAGGGTCTATAGTTCCTGCTCCCTGTCTTTTCATTATGCGTTCTCCAAGACTGACATAACCACATCTACTCCTGCACCTGTGGGTATTACATCTATATCATCCCCACTTTCTAGTACAATTTTACCTTGGATAACCTCTATTGCCCCACCAACAGGAATCTTTACATTATCTAGTAACTTTGTTCCTGCCATCTTAACGGCAACTGTAGAAGTAGCACTTGCACTTGTGTTTGCTATGTTAAGACCAATGATTACATCGGTAGAAGTTGCTTCTCGTACTTGAGTATCAGTACC